GACCTGGCGAAGCGCGTGTTCGCGGAGGAATGGCAGGCGAAGTACCGCGAGCCGTACAATTTCGATTTCGTTGACGCCGGCCCGGAAAGCGAGAACCGCGTGCTCCAGGGGCTCGGCGGCAAGGCGAAAGAGCGCGGCGAAGAAGCCGAACGGTGGTTGCGCCACGTGGTCAAGACGTACCTGCGGGACCACGGCCACAGGGACTTTCTCGTCGGCGCGCGACATGCGGCGAAGTACATCCGGAAGAGCTGGCAGAGCTACGGCAACCCGCCGACGGCCAAGCCCCGAGTAGCGCCTGTCCGACCTGCCGAGCCGGTGGCGCCGGCACTCTCCGCGGCGGAGCTTGCAGCGAAGCTTGGGTCGATGGGCATTGGCAAGATTGGAATGGGAGGCAGGCAATGAAATGCAAGGTCACGATCGTGCACTACGGCGGCGGAAAGAAGACCGGTCTCGACGCCGGCCAGCCCGGTTATCGCGTTGAAATACAGCCAATCACCGTAGCCGAAGTCGGGCCGCTGAAGGGCAGACGGCCGAAGCTTCGGCCCGGCGACAAGCGCCAGCTCTCACTCGGAGCCGTCCGATGACCGGTCAGCAAGTCATGGCAAGAATCCGCGAGCGCGATGACGGGGAGATCCTCTCCCTCATCAAACGCCTCGCTAAGGCCCACCACGTGACCGTAGACGAGCTTTTGGGGGGCGACCGCAGGAGAGGGCCAATGGACGCCCGCGCGGCCCTCTGGGAGGCGATGGAGGCCACGGGGCATTGGTCGTCAGAACGACTCGGCGAACTCTTCGGCAGGCCAGGGTCAAGCGTACGGTGGGCCACCAAGCGCCGACGAAAGCGACTCGCCAATCAACAAGTTGTTGGTAAAGCGTGGCAAAGCTGTGTCCAACCGATAGAGCAGCCTTTGCCGACGAAGGAGGTCGCTTGAGCCCCTCCGGCGTAGCCGCGCACAGAATCCGCGACGTGATAGTCGAGCTGGATCTGGGGGTAAACGACGCTTGGCTGGCCGTTGTGCAGTGCTGCGCTAGCGTTGCTGTTGGCTGTGGCATGACGCTAGAGGAAACGCTGCATCGGGTAGCGAAAGCGTACGCGTTCATGGAGAAAGAATACGCCAAGGCCGAAGCCGAGGGGGAGTCGTGAGCGAAACCAAGCTCGTCTCCGACATCCTCGATGCGCTCGCCGCAGAGCCTGGCGTCGTCGCGTGGCGCAACAGCGTCGGCGCTCGCGGGCATCGCAGCTTCGGTCTTGGCGTCGGGTCAGCCGACATCATCGCGTGCGTCGACGGTCGCTTCTTGGCGCTCGAGGTGAAAGACGCGAAGGGCGTTCAGAGCGACGAGCAACAGCGCTGGGGCAACAGCGTCTGGCTCCACGGCGGTCACTACGTCATCGTGCGGTCGGTCGCTGCTGCGAGAAAGGCCGTGGCGTGGGCTCGACAGCGTGTGGAATGGACACGACAGCCACCGCGCGATCCAGCCGCCAATTCTGCTACGTTGTCAAGGTCATCCGAGGTCAAATCGCGTATGGTCACGAGAAGGAGGTAGCGAATGTTCAAGTTCTGCATCGGAACGCCTGTGACACTCGGAGGCTCTGACGACATCGGGGAAGTCGTCGAACAGCATACGCTCAACAGTGGCCCGCACTATCGGGTGATAATGCCGAGCGGCTCCAATTGTATCTACAGTGAAAGCGAACTGACTCTCCCGCCAAAGGATAAGTGGCCAGTTTCGTTCCCTTGGAAGCCCCCCTCCCCCCGCGCGCGACGGGCATGCGAGAAGCACCGCAACGCTGGCCTCTGCCATTGCCCGCCTGAGAGCGACACGGGCCCAGGTGAAGGCGTGCCGCCGATACGTCTCGACCTCAACGAAGCGCGCGCCGCGCTCGACGCGGCGAGGGCTTGCTTGGCCGTCTCCGAGAAGGAGCGTGAGCGGCTGAAGGGCTTGCTTGACGAGCGCGAGACGCACCACGGCGTCGGAGATGGCGTGAACTGGAAGGCGCGCTGCGAGATCGCGGAGGCGATGCTGGCGATGTACCACGGGCAGGAGGCGAAGCGGCCGATTGTGATGGTCGACGCCACGGAGAAGATCAAGCGCCATCTGTTCGAGAAGTCCGAGGCCGAGAATGCGCAGCTCCGCCGCGAGCTGGAGAACATGAAGCGCAGCCACGAAAGCCACGTGCGCGACTCGGCATCAGTGCTCGACCAGCAACAGACGCAGCTGCTCGACCAGGGTCAGGAGATTAGTTGGCTGAATCGCGAACTCGACCGCGAGCGCGCGAAGAACAAGAAAAGGGGGCTGTGATGGCCGTCGTCACCGAAGAGCGCGTGCAGCACATCGTGCGGCTAATGCTCAAGGGCCACTGGAAGGGCATGGCGTCGCGCGAGAAGCTGGCCGAGGAATGGGGCTGCCACGAGCGCACCGTGGGCGACATGGCCGAGCGCGCGAGCTCTGTAGTTGCGTGCCGCGGCAAGCCCATCGAGCAGGAGATTGACGCGGCGCTGTCGGACCTCGAGCAGATCAAGCGGATGGCGCTGGACAACGAGAGGGTCATTGTCGACAAGAAAGGCGACGCACACTACTTCGCGGCCCCAATGCTGCACGACGCGATCGAGGCCATCAAGTTGAAGATGGACATCCGCGGCGTCACGTCGACGCGCAGGCCGAAGGACGCCAAGCCGGCAGAACACGATGACGAGTATGCCAAGCTGTCGAAAGAGGAACGCATCGTTCGTCTAAAGGCGGCGCTGGCCGAGGAGATGGCGGTAGAGGACGGCAGCAATGGGATGCACTGATTGGCGCTGCGCCGACTGCGGTTGCTTAGACTACATACACAAGGCTGGCCACAGATGCGCCGACGGACCGCCGTTCAGGTTCACCAAGCTGGCGCGGGGGAAGGAGAAAACCATGATGATCAAAATTGCAGCGGTAACGGTAGACGATAAGCCAGGGTTCAACGCCAGCGCGCTCGACGACATGAGCGACATCCTCGGCCTGTCCGAGAGTGAGCCCGACAACGAGCCGCGCACGTTCGAGAAGTTGCTCAGACGTGTAGGCAAGCGCATCGACGACGCGCGGGCCGCGAACGTGAAGGGGATAGCGGATGATGACGCAAGGAGAAGCAACCATGAAAAAGCGCAAACCCAAAAAGCCTTGCTAGGCGGCGGGAAGTACACCGTCGAGGAGGTGTGGGCGCTCGCTGGCTCGGTGCTCGGCCAGGACGAGACCAGGGGGAAACGCTGATGGGCTATCGACTCAGGTTCTTCGCCGCGGCCGTGCTAGCGTCGCTGGCACGTAAGATCAACCGCGATGCGCTCAAGGCCGTGGCCGATGACGATTGGTGGTACTCATGAAACTCTCGCGCGTCTGGCTCGACTTCGACTTCACGCACCCTCTGCTCGACGGCTCTCGCTCCCAGCTGTCAGAGGACGACTGCGCAGAGATGGGTGCGGCCGGCATGCGCTACGACCCAGCGACGCACAGCCTCATCATTGGGGAGAACCTCCACGGCATCGCCTGGAGCCGGGTGATACAATGGGAGGCGCTGGACATCCAACTTGTGTGCGGCGATTGCTCGAAGACGTTCAAAACAGCCCAGGCCCTCGGCTCCCACAGGCAATTCTGCAAGGGCAAGAAAGAGACGGCAGCGTAATGCTGAAAGTTGGAGACGAATACGTTGCGTGTTTCGTTACCGGCGACAGCTTCTCCAATCCTGGGCGCCTAGTTCTGACAGCAACGGTGGCCGTCGAGGCGCTTGATGCTGGTGGCGCCTTGCTTAGGCTGAGGGACGAGGCCAACGCGCTATCGCTACGTGAGGCTGCCTACGAGGTGCGGATACCGGGCACATTCATCGCTGGTCAGATGACGGCGAAGTTGACCGGCAGCGTGCGTATCGAATGGTTTGTGCATCCGAAGGCGTCGCCTTGAAGTGGCCACTTGTCAGCAGACGGCGATTCGAGACGCTCAAGCGGTGCCTGACCGAGGCGCACCTGCGAGCAAAGCATCTCGAGGAGGTCTCGGAGGCGTGGCGCGCCACTGCGCTGGACGGTGAAGATCGATTCGAGATGCTGCGGCAGGCCGAGCACAACAGGCATTGGCGTCGGATGCGCAACGAGGGGATCGCGAGGTACCGTCTCGAGCGTGGATTGCGGGCGATAGGTCTGCCGCCGGAAGGGAAGAAGCGGCCGTGAGCGAGACGTGTGGAAACTGCGGCAGAGACGGCGGCGAGCTTATGGTCAATGGTCCAGACGGCGACAGTTTCTACGCATGCGCTGTATGCCAGGCGTGCGAAACCTGCGGCGGCGCCGGCTGGTACTACGACGACTGCGGATGCTGCTCGGTCGGCTGTGAGGAGTGCGCCGAACGACAGCGTCATCAGCGGCTTTGAATGTCGACCGCAGCGCTGCTCAGGGCTCACGATCGCATGCGGCCACGGCGGCGCTGGCTCGATGGCCTCTTCCCGAAGCAACGTGAGTTTGTAGACGACCCCGCGAAGGAAAAGGCGGCGTTAAAGGGTCGGCGCGGAGGGGGGACGTGGGCGGGCGCCGTGGGGCTCTACGACAAGGCGCGCGAGGTGCGTTGCCAATGCCCCTACATCGCCCTGTCCGCGGTGCAGGCGAGGCGAATCATGTGGCCGGTCGTGAAGGAGGTAAACGACCGATATCGGCTCGGGATGAAGATGAACGACCACGAGCTGATCGCCGAGGTCCCAGAGACGGGCAGTCAGATCTTCCTCGTTGGGGGCGACGACATGCGCAAGGTCGAGGCGCTCCGCGGGGGCAAGTACGGCCGCGTGGTCATCGACGAGCCCGGCAGCTTCCCGAAGACGCTGCTTCGGTACATGTCCGACGACGTACTCGACGCGGCACTGCTCGACCTCGACGGGGACAAATGGCTCATCGGCTCCCCCAACGCGGCGTGCGTGGGGCACTTTCACGACCTTACCACCGGGAAAAACCCTGAGGTCCAGAAGATACCCACGTACCACTGGACGGTGCTGGATAACCCCTTCATCCCCCACGCCGCCGAGTGGCTGAAGCGCAAGCGGGAATCGAAGAAGTGGGCGGCCGATAACCCCGTCTACCTGCGCGAATACATGGCGCAGTGGATTCGGGACGTCTCGTCGCTGGTATTCCGGTTCGACCGGGCCCGCCACATGGTCAACGCCGTGCCTCAGGGGCTCGCTGGCGTCGTCGGCGTCGACTTGGGCAGCTCGGCCAAGGTTGAGTCGATGGCCTTCTCCACGCTCTTCTGGGAGCGGTACAGCAAGGTCGTTACCATCGCCCGGGCCACCAAGCACAAGGACATGGCGCCGAGCGATGGGGCCGATCACCTTCGCGCCCTGTTCGCTGAGTTCCCCGCGCTCCGCTACGCCGTCGTCGACGAAGGGGGGCTCGGCAAGGGCTACACGTCCGAGTGGAGGCGCCGACACAGCCTCGCCGTGGTCGCTGCGCAGAAGACAGAGCGAAACGCCTACATCGAGAACATGAACGACGCCTTTGACGACGATCTGATTAAACTCTACGAGCCGGACACCAGACCGCTCGTCGACGAGCTCGAGCTGGCCCAGTGGGACGAAGACCGCAAGGACATCGACGACCGGTTTCTCTGCCACAGCATCGATGCGAGTCTGTACGGCTGGCGCGATTGCCACGCCTGGGGGGAGCCGACCGCGCCGGCAGACAAGCCGCAGAAGGGTACGCCGGAGTACGACGACATGATCCGGCTGAAGGAGCGCGAGGAGTCGATGGCCCGCGTTCGCAAGGCCCGCGAGCAGAGGCTGCGGGCGTCAATGCACGGACGCTGGGCTCGGTGAGCAAGAAAGGACAGACACGAGAATGAACCCGGTACCACAGAACGAATGCGCGCGGTGCGGCAAACCCGCCCCCGGTGAGCTCGGCGGACGCGTCGCCATCATGTCACCAAAGCAGCAATTTACGTACAAGTTCACGTTCTGCGAGCCGTGCATGGACGTGCTGCACGCGAAGCTGGGAGAGCTCATCGGCAAGTTCTGCAATGAGGTGCAGCTACCGAAGCCAGCGCAACTTGCGCCGCCGACACCGCTCGCAGCGCCAGGCCGTCCTCACGGCTAAGACACGTTCAAACCAGCGGCGCCGAACGCGCGCCATGTGACCACCGCATAGGCAATGCATCGGGCGGCAGCATAGCCGACCCGTCGACGCTCGACACCCTCGTAGACCCTTAGCTCCTAGCCGCTCGTAGCGCCACGTAGTGTATGGCTCGTGGCACGCCGAATCGAGCCTAGCCTCTGGCACGAGCTCCGGGACGATAAGTGCGCCTCTGCTGTCACCGCGACGTGCCAGAGCCTCGACAAGACGCAGAGCCCTCGGCGCCTGCGCGTTGTCCGCAACCATTCGCTTTACGAAGGGCGCCCGCTAGCTGGGCTAGATCCCGCGGCGTATTTCACGCGCGATGAACTCATCCACGAGGACTTCGAATCGCTGCGCGTGAACCTCGCCCGGATGCTGGTCAACGCGGCGCACGCGAAGATCGCAGGCAAGCAGAAGCCCAAGACCCAATTCGTCGTCAACGACGGCGATTGGTCCACCAAGCGCAAGGCGAAGAAGATCGAGCGCATCAACGAGGGCATCATGCTCGCGCGCCAGGGTCCTTCGAGCGACGCGTGGGAGGAATGCCTCAAGGCGCAGCTCTTCGCCATGGTAGGCGACCTCGGAGCCGTGAAGACCACCGCGAACGTGGCCGAGAAACGGATCGACATCCGCGCCGTGCCGGGATGGCAGCTGCTCGTCGATCCCGTGGACGCCATGGGCGGGCAGCCGCTCTCCCTTTTCCACGTCTACCCAGCCGACAAATTCAAGATCGCCGACGAGTCGCCGTCGAAGTTCCGCGACGGAATCATCGATTCGCCTGACCTTTCCGATGAACCGGGGTGGGCTGCCGTGTTTGGCCGCACGAGCGACGTATCGCGCGTGTGCCTCGTGCGTGAGGCTTGGCGGCTTCAGATCTCAGAACGCACCAAGGGACGGCACGCCATCATCGTCGGCAAAGAGGATCTCGCAGACGGGGAAGCCTACGAACGCGACTTCTTCCCCTTCGAGTTCTACGTGTGGGAGCAGTGGCTTCAAGGCATCTACGGCACCTCGATTGTCGATAACGTCTACCAGCTGACGATGGAGGCAAACGCCTCGATCGAGCGCATGAGCAACGCCGAGCGCGTCGGCTCCAATCAGATGGTCTTTAT